AGACATCTTTAACGTGGGCGAAACGGGGTCACAGATTGGGCCTCAAGCAAACAAATACATCACCAACGATAAGATCTACCAGACATGGGCTCTTCTTTTAAAAACATCGATACCCATCACACGATGGAGAGAAATATTCAAATTGTTTGCACACCCAGCTGGAATGTATCTAGCGGGTGACGTGGTTCTTACCGGTGAATATGAAGCACCATTGGTTGGCGTTGGACTCGACTCGGCGGTAACAGAACGAACCACACCAACATATTCACTTGCGCTCTCACCGGACAACGAAGAACCCGAAGGTTCTGTATTTACGTTTACATTGACGGCAAACAACTTACCTGAAGATGCGGGTATTGCATACTTCTATGTGGATGACACTGGTACAGCTACGGATTCTGATTTTCTTGTTGCAATACCAGACAGTTCAGATCCTCAACCATTTTCTATCTCTGGTGGAACTGGTCAGTTCACTATCACGACTCGCCGCGATTCAGATGAAACCGAAGGCGACGAAACGTTTACCGTTCAGGTAATGGATGATGAGTTTCGAAGTATCGGAAGTAGTACACTCACAATCAATGATGTCATATCTCAGTATACGTTATCGGTAGACGCCGAAACAAAAGCTGAAGGGGAAACATTTGAGTTCACGGTTACAGGTACAGCCGGAACAACTCCGCAGGGTGATCACCTACTCGAATACTATGTGACGCACGGTACCACTATCGATTCTGATTTTGTGGGAATCGTCCCGTCAACCGGTTCGCCCGCATCGGTAAATATCTCAGACGACAGTGGTCGATTCAGTCTACGAGCTCGTATCGATGGTGTTAATCCCGAAGCAGACGACACGTTCACTGTATCTATTCGAACACCTCAGAATGTCGTAAAAGATACGTCAAACACATTAACCATCACGGATGTTGCGCCTACCTTTACTTTGACCTCACCTGTAAGTTTGATTGAAGGCGACTCAGACATCTTCGTTGATCTGGTTGTTGATGATACCACAGTGGGTTCAACCGTAAACTGGACAATCGATTCTGATCTTAACGGTCGGTTACCTACCACTTCAGGTTCGTTTACAATCACCAGTACAAACATGGAAAACATTTTCCTTACTCAAACGGTGGGAAACAACACACACGAAGATCTGACCAAGTCTCTAGCGTTGATCAACGTGACAACTGCTGATGGAGAATTCAGTGCAGACGCAGTTACACGTGTAGACAACCAAGCCGCAACTTATGCAATCACAACTACTCCATCGGGTGCAAAGGAAGGTGACACCGTTGACGTTCTTGTCACAACAACCAATGCTCCAGCTGGTACGTATTATTACTTTATTGAAGATATCGATACGGTCAATGCGACTGATTTTGCGTCGACACCACCTTTGTCGGGTACTCGTGCAAGCTTTGCACACGGTGGTGCAACACAGTCAACCACTATCTCAAGTGCGTTTACTTACACCGACAGCAGTGATACGGATGAAGATTATCGTCTCTATTTGTCGGATCAAGGCCCTTCTGGTGGATCTACTCTGACAAGTGAAGTACAGACCATTGGTGATGCGGCGACTGTATATACTTTGACTGCTGGAACTGATCCTGCAAACGAAGGTGACACTGTCACAATGACGTTTACCACAACCGGCGCAGACGGCACGTTCTATTATTTTGTGGGAAATTACTTGACTGGATCAGGTATTACCGCAGACGACTTTGACGCCGGATATGCACCAATCGGTGCACGTCAAGATTTCACAACAACGAGTGGCAGTGCCACATTTGATCTGGTTCTCTCTGAAGATTTGAGTACCGAAGGGCCTGAAACAGTAAACGTCATTGTTTCTAGGACAGCGTCTGGTGGTAGTATTGTAAACGAAACGTTTGTTGTGAATGACACGTCTAATGCACTCGCTCAATATACAGTTGGTGTGACTGGCATTGTTTCTGGATCTGCCGGTATAGTTAAAGAAACGAATGATATTCAGATCACTAAAACTTCAGCGACTGGTGTGTATGATACACCTCTTTACATCGAAATAACAGACATTATTCCGGAAAGACTGACCGCAACTCAATTAGTTCGTAACATTACACCTTCTGAGATTGCAGCTGCCAATGCGGCAGGAACAGGTATAGCCAGTACCATTTCACCGACACTAGCAAGTAGCATATACTACGGTGACTCTACTGGTACAGTCACAATTGGTGTTAATAATTATGTTTCTGCTGGGGGAGCAAACGTAGGATCAACTACATTTACCTTTAAGGACGCAGATCCATTATACACTTTAACAAGTAATGTGGCAAGCGCAGATGAGGGTGATACAGTAACATTTACATTCGACGGAAACAATGTACCGTCTGGAAACTACACACACCACAACGATGCGATCAAAGGCAAACTATTGAATGCTGCGGTTAGTGGTGGTGATACTAGAATATTTTTAAATAATACAACTGGACTTCAAATTGGTATGGAGTCATTCAGTGAACTAACTACGGGTGTGTCCGGATCGATCACCAATGTAGGCACAACATTCGTTGACATGGATACAGCTGTACCATTAGTCGATGTTACCTATGGTTCGACTGGTGATAAAATATATTTTGGTTTCCAAGAAGACCGCGACGACACAACAGAGTTCATCACTTCATTTACAATGACCACCGGATCACCAGAAACCGAAGTCTTTGATGTGACCTTTGACGCAGATGCAGATGCGGGTACAGAGACCATTACATGGGGTGTATATGATGACGATGAGAACCTCTTAGTCTCTCGTTCAGTTGATATATCCGGTACCGATCCTCTGGTAGACGTGCCCGATGGAACGTCTCAGTCCTTCCCATATCAGATAGACACGACGTTGGCTCTTCCAGTCGTTCAAGCTAGCATACAATTCAGACCGGACGGAGACATTTATAAAACTGGTTTTATTTCTCAAGCGTTGGAGGATACCGGAGATGATTGGATTGATGATCCAGCAAACTTATCTTTTGATGGTTCGAATTTTGAAATTCAAGCTACCCTGATAACGGAAACAGGTGTCGGCGTTATTACGGGACAGTTTGGTGTCTGGAATGATTTAGGTTCTAACCAAGCTTGGACAGCTGAAGTTGCAAATGATGATGGTGTTTTTGTTATAGTGATTTTGATTCAAATACGTGAAATCGGAAATGCAAGTAATTCTGATTCATTCTATGTTAAATTGTATGCCGAAGAATTCTTCACCGGTATTGGCGATGGAGGAACAAGATGATTTTATCAAGACAAGATGCTTCGAGGCTAAATACTATATAATATATGATGAATTTGGAGATGTATTGTGAAAGATCAAGTGATAGAAATTATTGACGAAGAATTAACAAATCTTCGATCGAAGATGTCAGAACTCCCCACGGATAACATAGAACCAAATAAAGAACTGTATTTCATTGTGCGTGAAATGACTGCCTTGCAGAACATACGTAAAAGAGTCGAGGACGAAGTTTGAGTGACACCGAAGACAAAAAGAACATTAAGGACGACTACGAGACTTCTCGCGACACCTATCTTGAATTGATAGAGAGTGGGAAACGTGGTTTGGATCTTATGGTCGAAGTAGCTCGTGAATCGGAACACCCTCGTGCATTCGAGGTATTGTCAGGCATGATCAAAAATGTTGCGGACGTTACCGATAAGTTGATGGACTTGAATAAGAAACACAAGGACATCAAAGCAGATCCCAAAGTTGACAAAGAAGTCACCAACAACAATGTGTTCATTGGAAGTACCACCGATCTTCAACGGTTGCTTCACAAGGAAGAAAAAGACGTAACTCCCGATGACTGATCATTATTTGGGTAATCCCAATGTCAAGGGCGATGGGGTTCAACAACAGTGGACAGAACATGATGTTCAAGAATATGCAAAGTGTATGCAAGACCCCGCATACTTTGCACGTCAATATGTCAAGATTATATCACTCGACAAGGGTCTTGTCAACTTCGATCTTTATCCATATCAGGAAAAGATGTTCAATCATTTTAACGACAATCGCTTCTCGATCGTACTCGCCTGTCGACAGAGTGGTAAGAGTATTTCGTCCGTTGTTTATCTGTTATGGTATGCTATATTTCATCCCGAAAAGACTATCGCCGTCCTCGCTAACAAAGGGGCTACTGCCCGTGAAATGCTCGCCAGAGTCACCTTGGCACTTGAAAATTTACCTTTTTTTCTACAACCTGGCTGTCGTGCACTCAACAAGGGTTCTATTGAGTTTAGTAACAATAGTCGCATTATTGCTTCTGCCACCAGTGGTTCTTCTATACGGGGTATGTCTGTTAACCTGCTTTTTCTGGACGAGTTTGCTTTTGTTGAGCGAGCAGCTGAGTTCTATACTTCGACTTATCCCGTTATCTCAGCGGGTAAAGATACGAAAGTTATTATCACTTCCACTGCGAATGGTATTGGAAATTCGTTCCATAAAATCTGGGAGGGAGCAGTACAGAAAGTCAACGAATATAAAGCGTTTGAAGTAAACTGGTGGGACGTTCCGGGCCGTGATGAGGAATGGCAGAAACAGACAATCGCGAACACGAGTCAATTGCAATTCGATCAAGAATTTGGTAACACTTTTTTTGGGACAGGCGATACCCTTATCAACGCTGAGACACTACTTAATTTCAGATCTAAACAGCCAATAAAAATATTAGAGAATGGATCTTTAAAGGTCTACGAAGAGACCGTCGAATCCCACGAATATATCATGACTGTCGATGTTGCAAAAGGTCGAGGACAGGATTATAGTACCTTTTCGGTAATCGATATAACCACTCGGCCATTTAGGCAGGTGGCTGTGTATCGCAATAATATTATCTCTCCAATACTCTTCCCAGATATTATATATAAATTTGCAAAACCCTACAACAACGCATATGTCATCATCGAAGCAAATGATGTTGGACAGGTGGTGTGCAATGGTTTGTATCATGATTTAGAGTATGAAAACATTCACCTTGAGTCGGCAATCAAGAGAAATGCGATCGGGGTTGAGATGAACCGAAAGGTGAAACGCCTTGGGTGTTCGGGTGTCAAGGATCTACTTGAAGAAAGAAAGTTAGAAGTATTTGACGAAGACACCATTATGGAGATATCTACCTTTGTTGCAAAGGGCCAGTCTTACGAAGCTAGTGATGGAAACCACGATGACATCATGATGAATCTGGTGATGTTCGGTTACTTTGTGACAACAAACCGATTCATGGAACTCACAGACATCAATATGAAACAGATGATGTTTAATCAACAGCTCGCAGAAATCGAACGAGATATGGTTCCCTTTGGATTCATTGACGATGGTCAAGATGCAATACAAGAGATAGAAGATAGAGAGTACATGAAATCCCATGATTGGTTGATCCCCTTTGAAGGTGAAAATTCCGGATATTATAAATAATAGGAATTGAGAACTTTCCGTATTATGTTTTCTTATAATTAACTTCAATAACAAGGGATACGATTATGGCATTTCTAACGTCTGAGTCTCCTAATGTAACAATTAAGGAAATTGATCTGTCAGGTGTTGTGCCTGCCGTCACTTCCTCTACTGGTGCATTTGTGGGAGATTTTAGTTGGGGCCCGATCAATGAACCAATTCTAGTAGGTAACGAAGTAGAATTAGTCAACACGTTCGGTTCTCCACAATTTTCAGAAGACAGTGCTTCAGAGAATTTCCTTTCTGCCGCTCATTTCTTAAAGTATTCAGGTAACCTGTTTGTGGTACGTGGCGCGGGTGCATCTGCGCTCAACGCTTCGGACGCCGGTGACTCTGGAGAACAAATTAAGAATCGCGACGATTGGGATACAGTAAACACTGGTCTTACAAGTAATTTTTACGCAAAATATGCGGGTGAAGCTGGTAACTCACTCAAGGTTTCAATCTGTGGTGCTGCTGATTCTTCAGGGATACTGTTTGATGGTTGGGACTTTGCGTCTAGTTTTGATGCAGCTCCAGGCACTTCAGAGTATGTACGCACACGTTCAGCAGATAGTGCAATTGCTCGTGACGAAGTACACGTTGCGATCGTCGACGAAGACGGTGTTTTCACCGGTGTTCGTGGTACCGTTTTGGAAACATTCCCGAACGTTTCACTCGCAACAGATGCAAAGTCACCAGACGGTTCAACAAACTTCATTAAGGATGTTTTGAACGACCGTTCTGCTTATGTCTGGGCAGCAAACGTACCAGCGGAACTAAACGATAGTGCACAAACCGCAGTTGATTTCACGGAGAGAACAGCTTCTGGTATATCTGACATTTCTTTAGCGGAAGGCGCGGATGCGGGTTCACTTTCTTTGAGTGACTATCAAACTGGTTGGCAAGAGTTCGAAGACGAAACTACAATTCAGGTAGATCTCATGATCATGCCTGGCTTGAGTGACACAACCTCTCAAAAGACTCTGGTTAACGATCTCACCGGATATGCTGCATCACGTAAAGATTGCGTAGTCGTATGTTCACCGCCTCGACAACTTGTTGTTGGAGTTAATAATCCTGTTACAGTAAACTCAAACGTTGCT